ACTCCATTCTCAAAAACTGATAATGTACTTCCATTGAATACTATTGCAAGTTTGACAGATGCAGCAGAAGTAGTGTATCTATTTGTAGGTGTACCACTTGCTATTGTAGCTATTTTTATTCTGTTAGTAGTATTGTCATTTTGAATAGAGATAGCATTGCTTGGAGCAGATGAACTATCACCAATATACAATCCATAAATGCTGCTTGATATAGCCCCTTTTATTGAAAGGTTATTATTCAACTCCACAAACCAAGTACCACCACTTGCACTTATAAGTCCATTTGTATAGACGTTATTACGAGTGAATGATGATGCAGTTCTTGTAGCCGTTGCGCCTGTTGTTGGAATGTAGGATGTTGGGTAAGAAGTTTTATTTGAAGGTGCAGTTTCACACATTGGTTTTGAAACCCTAATTGTAAGGTCTATTGGCGCTGTTGTTGATGTTAGCGAAAATGTAAACTTATGTGCGTATATTTTAGCAGTAGGTCTTGCCCCGTTGGTTATTGTAAAAGATGTATTGAACGATGTATGTGTACTCGTTAATGTAAGATTTTGCCCAATAAGTGTTGCTAAGTATAATGTATCAACATCATACTCATTTGTTTGGAAATTTAATGATGATACCCCTGAAAGTGAACCACCGACAAGAGATAGCATAGCACTTACATTTACAATATTACCCAATACAGCAGGTGTTAATCCTGAATCACAATATACGTCTATAAAAGTATTACCTGTTCCACTTCTCTGTATTCTTAAATCTACATACTTAGCCCCGTCAGATAAAGTTCCCGCACCTACTACTGTTGACGTAACTCCACTACCTGATGGTAAATTCCAATAAGTAGGAGCTGTGCTTGGCGAAGTTGATGCTCCAACGCACTCACTATTCCTAACATTATTTGTCCTCTGCGGCTCAAACAAAAACGTAGGGCAAGTACCTTGTGAGTAATCCAATGAAGGCACTCCCGAAGCAACACTCTCAATCTGACCCGAACTATTAACCCTCGTAGCAGTAGAACTTCTTGTGAAAGTCAAATCACCATTGCTATTCGAGTTTGGTACTTGCGGGTAGATAACCCCTGACTTGTACCCACTTGCCGCCATCACAAATGTAGCTTGCTGCAAGAGATTGGCGTTGTTGATTGCGTTTAAAGTGCCTTCTGCACAGGTAGTTGCTTCAGTAATTCCTCCAAGACCTAATATTCTTGTTCGGAAGTAATCAATGATTTGTTGGGCTATCCCACCTGAAAAATAAAACCTCTTTAATATTCCTCTCATTATAGTTGGTCTATAATTAAATCAATGTAAAAGTTTTGCGCACTTGTAGGCGTGAAAACTGTATTCGTTTGGAGTATTCCATAAATGTTAGTTGATGTAGCTTCACAGATGAACGCCAAATAATCGTTTGAAATCCTCGCGCTACAAGCAGTTGACCCTGTACCCTCAGTTGTTGCGGCAGGGAAGGTCAACTTTCCGATACGCTTATCCTTGTTCGTATAAATCATTGGGTAAGGTGAATTGTCATTTATCAACGATGCAGGCTGCGCGTGAAATAAATGCAAAACAAAAACAGCGGATGCAGTACTTGGCGCTGTTGAATCCGTCATGATTCTTGCCCTAATTATTGCACCACTACCACCAACACCACGCGCAACATTCGAGAACGTGAGAATAGTTGGTGCGCTTGTGCTGTCAGCAATTACATCTAATGCAGCATAAGCCGTAGTGTCAGCAGGTCGCGCGAATTCTACTGATGCTTTTTTGTAGCGAGAAATTGGGAATGGGTTATTAACATCTACCGGAATCCAATTCCCTGCAGCGTCTATAAATTGTTGGAGTGCCATTGTATTTTAAGTTTGAATTTTAAGAAGGTATTTGACAACGATTATTTTCGTAAGGTTGATAAATTTTAAGGTTGAACATCACGCCACAAACTTGGTCAGGGCTTTCATCCTGAATCCTCGTTTTGTTGATGTTGCGATTAATTTGAAAATCGTTTGAATTAAGCGAAAGTGCAGCAACCATATCATTGGATATACTAATCATGTCGGAAAGGGCATCTTCTTCGTTTGATTTGTCAGCACTCATTTTATCAAGAAACCAAAATTGATAGTTTAATGTTTCTTTTTGCACTTCCAAAACAGAATCCACAAGGTCAAAACAAAAGACAGGATAACGAATATCCCCCAAGGCCATTCTATCAGGCAAATTGCCAAAAAAAATAGTTTCAATCATTGCGTTTTGGCTTGCTATTGATTTGATTTGGTTGTTGATTTGGACGAGTGTCATTTGCTTTTTTTATGCTTTCAAAATATGCTTTCAGTTTTTCTTCGGTTTTGGTTCTTATTTTCTTATTCGTTTCTGCCATAAAAGATTCCATTTTTGCCGTTATATCTAATTCTTGCAGGTATTTCTTCCTGTTCCAAATCGCCACCTAAATAGATTGATGTAGTGTAACCACTGCGTTCTGCTTTTACCGAATCAATCCTAAGTTGTTGGTTATTGTACTCAGGAAACAATGTTCTATTTTGCATCAAGTATTTAATCAAGCAATCTTTGTAATGCTCTGCATAACGCTTGTGTTTGTTTTCAATCGCGATGATTTCATCCGTTGAAAGTCCCTGAGCATTGTTATCTGTTTTGCGAACTACGCCTTTGCTGTAGAATTGGTAAACGATTTCTGCGCTTAATTCTTGCATGACAAACCAAACTAACGCATCGGTTATATAGTTGTCGATTAATACTGTTTCGTGAGCGTTTAAATTATCATCATCAATTCCAGCTAAAAGCCTATCGAACAAATCTGAGCCACAAGCAGGTCGAATGTGCATATCCTGACAAACCTTGATGATAGGCAATACTAACTTCTCATCCACCGTAGCATGAAGCCCTGTTCTTTCCTTTATTGATGCGACCGATATTAATAGTGTGTTACTTGCCATTTTTTGAAGGTTTTTTAATTACCAAACGAGAACCCCATGTGTGTCGGCAATGGTATTCAATCTCTCCGTCGTTGTTCCAAAAACCACCTTGTCTATCAAATACTGAATAGCCTAATCGCGCCGATATGCTTTCAATATCGGTTCTACTGAATAGCTTATCCATTGACATCATCTTCACGCAAAATTCACGACTTGGATGTGCTGTAGTATTTCGCTCACTTGCAGGGATTTCACTTCGCCAATCATAACCATACATCACACGAAACGAAGTAGTCTTAGGTTTTGTATCTATTGTTTCAGATAGTGGTTGAGCGAGTGTTGTTGTTGCTATTCCGCTTGCATTTGTTTCACGAATAATTACGCCATCATCAATCAATGATGCAATTATATCATCAGCTTCGTTTTGGTCTAATTTCAGCAGTTTAGCAACATCTTCATTCGTTGCTGTTGGGTTTTTAGAATATAGTCCTAAAATGTCTTTTTGCGTTTTTGTGTATTCTTCTGCAAATTCAATGCGTTCAAGTTCTTCCTCGACATCATCCGCAAACATTCCTTTTCCCTTGATGATGTGGTAATCAGAAGCGTTTTCTCCAAATTCAGAAAAAATTGAAATAACGTCATCTTCGCTAAAGTTAGATTGGACAGTCAACAATGTATTTGCTTCTTCTTCACTTAAACCATAACCTGACTTCAACAACATCTTCGCACTTTCCAAAGTCATTTTACCTTGCGAAACTTTGCGAACAATTCTATCAATGTTTTGATGCTGCCTGCCTGTCAAGTTCTTGATATTGTCGTTTGCAAGATTGGTAGGTGTTGGATTGTTTGTGTCGGCAGGAATTGGATATTTAGTAGCATCAATTCCTAATTTCTCATAAAGAAATGCCTTTGGAAGTAGTGGTAGGATTTGAGCGTTTAGGTAATCAATTCCTAAAGGTGCGACAGGAACAATACTTATCTTTTCGGTCGCGCCGTTGATTTGAGCAAGTGAGTTAAATACTTCCTCGATTTGCATTTGTTTTTCATTTGCATAGGTATTTTTAAAGATTTCGTAAGCGTCTTGCATTTCACTTCTTCCACCTAATTGCCCTTCGGTTTTGATTCCAAAAAGAATAGGTGATGTGATTCTGTGACCTGCAAATATTTCTTGTTGGATTAAGTTGTTTACGGCTGTGAAATCCTCTTTGGTTAAGTCGGATTGACCTAAATCATTGATGATTGTTGCTTGGTCTTTGTTTTTTACAAATTCAACTACAACCTTATTTCCTTCCGTGCCCGTAAACTTCTCTTTGAATTTTCTTGAGATTGTTTTTTTGCCATCTTCTGTTGGTGGTTCGCCGTTTACAAACGTCACTTGCTTTGAAGAAGAAAACCCTGTTTTTGCATTACCTAAAACGTGCTTACTTACAGCAATATCTGAATCAATGTAGTTCAATGCTGCGATGTATTCGGGCAATGAATAGGCATTGGTATTTGGTCTGTAATTGCGAATGTAAAGTATCTGAGTTCCTTTTGGGTTTTTTATGTCAAAAGCTGCATAAACTTTGGCTTGCTCTCTACTCACGCTCCAATCCTCTTTGTAGAAGAATTGAGTGTTGTCTTTATTTGTTCTTAGTTTGCAATAGTCAACGTGATAGATTGATGCAATTTTACCTCCTAAAGAACCCCAATTAATTTGTAAGTAGTAGCCATTGTACAATTCATAATCAAGCACACATTTACGAGTAACTTGTGCGAGCGATTCAGTTGGGTTTACTTTATTAATAAAACTTTCAGCGATTGCATCAGGATTATCTCCTTCTACTTTCCAACCGTTTCCACAAATATACCCTGTTTTCCCTGTGATGATTGCGCCGTGTTTTGGCGACTTGTTGAACAAATCAAGCAAGTAAGTAGGGTATTGATTATCCGTTCCAAAATCTACCCATCCACCACGAGCAGAAGTAAATATCGGCTGTGGAGCTTCGGCAAATGTGACAAAATAGGCGTTATCAGTTAAAGTATGTTCGGTCATTAGTCGCGTTGTTTAAATATTGCTGTGCTTTCTCTTTGGGTGAATAGTGTGCTATCTTCTAAAACGTGAATGAAGCAATATCCTGTTTCTACGTCTTGTTTATCGCCGTTTGTGTTTTGCGCTTCGATTCGATATGTAAATTCATAATCACCTTTTCGAGTTAAGTCAGAAAATGAGTAATCTTCATTAGTAATCGTGAATCTGTTAAATCTATCCGTGTAATTGCTATCATCATTACCGCCTAAAATATATTGATATAACTCCTCATTATTACGTTTCAAATAGATGTAATAAAAGACATTACCTGTAAGGGTAAGTCTTTCTTTCCCTGTGAAGTAGATAGTATTATCAATGCCTTTTGTTAGGTGAATCACAATGAAAT